ATGTAAAGGCCGGCCAGCGTCTCGAGCCCGCGAATGCCGACACCGATCTTGTCCATGCCGGTCAGAGCCGTCGGGTTCGACCCGCCGCCGAGACCGCCGCCCATTCCACCGCCAGGAAGACCGAGCGACTCGCGGCTCATGCCGGTCAGCGATCCGTAATCAGCGACCGAGCTGATCGGGGGAGCGGCCGGCGGCTGCATCAGGCCGCTGCCATAATTCTGGCCAGCCAGCTGGGTCAGGGTACCCAAAGTGCCCGTACCGAAAAAGCTCATTCCAAGATCCCCCCAGATCTAGTTCGTGCCGGGCAAGCTGAGCGTATACCCGGCGAAGTTGTTTAGCATGTCGTGGGACATGTTGGCGATGTCCGAACCAGTGAGCAGAGTGCGCGACAGAAACTCTGCCGGGCTCTCGGGATACTCCGGCTCACTGTTGACATTCGTCAACAGCATCGGGTCGATGATGCCCCGGTTTCCGAGAAGATCGAGCATCTTCTCGTTCATCTCTTTCATCTGCTTTTCATAGCTCTCCAGCAGGTTGGCCGTTTTGCCGGCGACCTGCACCGCGCTGGCTTGCATGTAGCCCGTGATGCCCTTGCCCAGCACCGAGGTCATTTCCATGATCCCGGACACATTGCTGGTCATGTTGCCCCAGGTCGCAGCCAGGCTCTGGCCAGACATCGCCGAGCTCATGCCCATTGTCACAGCGATCGACACGATCGCGCCAATTATGGCACCCCACTTCGCGCCGAAGATCTCGGTCGTCACGAGCGTGATAATCTTCGAGATGATCATGCCCACGAGTGCATTCACCGCGGCGGCCAGCACAGCTGCCATCACACCGGTGACACCTGCGGCCGCAGCAATCGAGGCACCGATCGAGGCTGCCGGCGCAGTGCCTGAGCCCATCGTCACCACGGTGATCACCACGATCACGATGAAGACGAAGATCTTGAAGATCCCCGTCTGGTACCACTTCTGTTTCACCACCTTGTAGGAGTTGAACACGATGAAGGTGGCAGCCGTCATCATCTGGGTCGAGTCGACCAGGCTCATGTCCCGGACCGTCGGATAATGCAGCGGCACGATGAACCCCGTGTCGTCCGCGTCATCCAGCGCCTCGTGCGCCGTAATCTTCACCGACTTGCCGTCGTAGATGTGATTGTAGTGCTCAAGCCCAGTGACAGTGATCGCCTCCCAGGCGGTCGCCGTCTTCTGGTGGTAGATCGTGATCGTACCCACCTGGCCGAGCATGATGTTGATCGCGGTCTGGCCGACAATGTCGACGGACTCGCCGGCAGCTAGGCCACCTTTCTCGAGCCAGTAATCACCACGCTTGCGGCCGGCACGCAGCCCAGCTCCCTGGCTCTTGGCGATGCTGGTCCAGCGGATCTCCATGTCCAAGCTGTTGGGCATCAGCACGCCCGAGCTCTTCACGCGCAGCGAACCAAGGGAATACCCGCTCGAGCCGGGCCGATCGGCCAGCTTCTTGAACAGCCGGTAGATGTATTCCCGGCAGGCTTTCTCCTTGACGTTCAGGCACACGCCGTACGTCATGAAGGCATGATCGATGTCACCGAGGCTCTCGTTTTCGGCGATCTTGTCGATGATCTTGGCGTAGCTCTTCCGACCCGTCGCCTTGCGATAGGCCTTCCTGGCCAGCTCATAGGCGGCCGGCAGATAGGTCGGCGACAGGAACTGGTTGTTGTAGCGGAAGGGGATTGTCGGGAAAAACTCCCCGCTGTTGACGCCTGCGTCGACCGCCGCGTCCAGCTCAGGGATGCCCGAGCCTTTCTTATAGAACCAGTAGATCGACTTCAGCAGCGTGCCTTCAGCCGGCTCAGTCTCCGGCGGCACCGGTGCTGGAGCCTTCGGCGAGTAGACCACGTAGATGTACGTTCCGGCCGGATCCATTCCGACTGGGACGAAGCTGTCCGTCGAATTGTCGGCCTGAGTGATCACAATCTGGCCGTCGACATAGTCAGCGGTCCACTCAGTCTCGAGCAGCTCCACCTTGTTGTCGATCATCCACTGCTCAGCCCACCAGCTGTAATCAGCGGGCCCAGTGTCTACTGCCTGGATCACCACAGAATGCCCGGCGGGCCGCGGCAAATGCGGCTCGATCTGTGCTTGGGTGATCTCGAGCACACCGCCCAGGTTGCCGTTCGGCACACCCATATCTTGGTAATTGGCCAGGGCCCAGCGGAAGAAGCTCCTCGCAGAGATGCCAGGACCAGGGAGGTACACTCCCTGGATCATGTCACCCATTGAGAAATTGCTGACCCCGAGGACGTTGCTGATCACAACCGTCTTCAGGAAGTTGATCCGGTCAGCCTCGTCGCCGGCTAGGTTGTACACCGTCGAGGCGACATAGGTCTTCTTGCCGCCGAAGAGCCCCACTTACACCTCCGGTGCAGTGAAGGTCTTCTCCTTGATCACCGTCAGGATCGTGTCGAGGTTCGCGTTGGTGAACCCGGCCGGGGCCAGCAGGCCTTCGTCGATCGTCTTCTGGGTGATCCAGGCGTCGGTGAACAGCTTGCCAGCTTTCACCTCAGCGTCGCGCTTGTAGCTGATGATCTGCTGACCATAGAGCTGGATCTGCTTACCGACGGTGCCGGAGATCGCCGTGCCATCCCGACGGGTAGTCAGCGTCTGGCCGCGGGCAGCTTCGATCTGTTCATTGAGCATCTCGAGGTTGGCCGGCAGGATGCTCTCGAGATTGAACTTGGCGATGCAATAGGCAGCGCTCTCCGTCGCAATCTTCATCTTGGTCAGAGCATATTCGGCCTTGCTCTTGTTCGCTTCGATCCGAGCGAGCTGGAGCTGAACCTTGGACGTCTCGAGATCCACGCGGGCCTTGACCACCGCGGCACGAGCGACCTGCGCATTGTAGCGCGCGAGCACGGCCGCCCAGTAAGCCTGGTCCTTGCCGAGCAGAAACTGGACCGAGTTGCTCAGAGCAGCCTCGGTGATAGCGATGTACGCTTTGGTGTATTCAGCGCCGGTGATCCGGCTCTTCTCATATTCTTCCTTCAGGTGAGCCTTCACGCTCTTCATCAGAGCGTCGAAAGTCCCCGAGCCACCAATGACTCCTGTGGTGAGATCCTCGTTGGTCAGCCGAGTGGCCGCCTCCAACCCGTCGTCACCATCTTCGAGGGTGAACTTCGGATCGTTCAGATCGATCGTCGGCAGGTCGAAGTTTTCGCCTGCAATCAGCGACGTCTGAAGCGTGTTGGCGAGGAGTTCTGCACCACAGGAGCTCATGGCTTACTGGTCCCCGAGCGAGTTATCGATCGAGCCAGCCGCGGCCTGAGCAGCAGCGAGACGCTCCAGCTCCTTGGGCGTAAGCTGCGGCAGCACTTCGATGGCGAACTCCTTCGAAGTGACGTGGCTCACCTGCTCCTTGCCATCGACCTTGCGGGTCCGGATGTTCAGGAAGCGGCGATCCTCGAGATGCCGGTAGATGATGTACGGGATGTGATACCCGTTGTCGGTCGCTTCGCCGAACGGCACGTACTTCGACACGGTCCCAATGAACCGGTTGCCGACAGTGACGATTTCGCCAGGCAGATCCTTCTTCTTCGGATCCAGGCACGCAATGCGGACACGGACCAGCTTGAGCTGCTCCTTCTGGAGTTCGGCACGAAGGGTCTGCTTGGCGGTCTTACGGACCGGGGCGGCCGGCGCAGCGGTCTCGCCATCGTCCTGCCCAGAGGCAGCACTCGTGGTGACGACCTCTTCGTCCTGGTCATCGTCGTCGCTGCCATTGTCGCCGGCGCCGCCGTTATCAGCATTGAGCTTCTCGGCGATCTTTTCGCGGAGCTTGTCGACGCTGATGTTGTTCGAGAAGCTGATGTTCATCAGCTTGGCCTGCTGCTTGAGGAGGTCAATCTCGCGCGGTGCGTTCGGAGCGGTGCCTTCGCCGTCTTCGATCTGGGTGTTGTCATCCGACATTTGGAAATCCCTGTTCTGTGAACTTGATCAAGAAGCGGGGAGGACCGAAGCCCTCCCCACCCCGCCGGCCTTATTCAGGCGCGACGCACTTGATGATGCCGATGCGCTCCGGACGCTTGATCAGGATACCGTAGTACCACTTGATCGAGCTGAAGCCGGACTCACCGAACGGATCGTGCTCGCGGGTCGCGGTGTCGCGGCCGGGCATCTTCGTCATGACGGTGAACTTCACAGTCTTGCCGTCGGTCTGGAAACCGATGGTGGTGAAGCTGTCGTCGCCGATGCAGAGCATCGGATAGACGTCGTACTTCCCGCTGGTCGTCCGGTAGCCCGGGTTCGCCGCGGTCTCGTTCGCACCGACACCAGCCCAATGCAGCATTTCCGGCACCTCGATGATGCGGAAGTGGCCGATCGCACCGATCTCGCCATTCATGATCGTGCCGGCGTCCGCGTACTGCTGCACGGGGATGAACGCCGGGTTGTTGAACGGGTCCTTCAGGGTCCGCAGGTGCGGCACCAGAGCCGGACCAACGAACAGCACGCGGCAGCTGCCGACGACCTTGGTGTCGACGTTGCGCGAACCGGTGATGATCGTGGTGTGCTTCGGAGTGCGGTTGTCCGTCAGCGTCTGATCCAGACGCATCAGGTCCGCATAGTCGACCACAGCCGCGCCGGCACCTTCGCCGGTCACAGTCGCATTCGACACCGCAGCGCCGGCGTAAAGGGTGACGCCCGGAGCAGCCAGAAGATCGCGCTGAAGCACGGCTTCGGTCAGCTGGGTGGCACCGGTGAGCAGCTCGCGGCTCAGGTGATCCATCAGCATCTCGTCCGAGTCGAAGTCCAGGGCTTCCTGGGTGAACTCGGTGAAGAAACCGAACTTGTGGATCGAGCCCTCGCGGGTGAGACGGGTGAAGCCGACGCGGTTCACGCGGCCACCATTCTCGCCGAGCACAGGCAGACGAGCATTGATGAGACCGACGTCACGGCTGGAACCATAAAGGTTGCCACCGGCGTAAGCCGCACCAGCCGCGTCGAGGCCCTGGTCGTTCACGTTCTTGTCGTCGAGCAGAGGCACGTAATCGTGGATCTTGATCGACTTGCCGAAGTGCTTCGGCATGTTCGTGACCGTGGCGAGCGGCATGAAATACTGGTCCTTGCGGGCCTGGATGATCGCCTTCTTCAGCCAGAAGAAGGTGTTCATCTGGGCGGAGCCAGCGGCGTCAACGTCAGAGCGGGTACCACCCGCAGTCAGCGTCGGAGCATTGTAGTTCAACATATCGAGCGATCCCTATCCCCCCCAGGAAGGCGTGCCCTACACACGCCCCACTAGGTTAGCCGATTTGAGAAAATCCTCGTCGCTCATGGCGAGAGGATTAGGTGGCGGAAGCTTGGCGGAAGACGAGCCACGCGACGTTGAAGCCGCGGCCGCCTTGTCATCATTCGTCGCAGCCGGCTTGGGAACAGCGGTTCGGGTCGCCACGACAACGGGTGCAGGCTGGCCGGCCTGTCCAGTCGAGGTCCCGCCCTGGTCTCCCGAGCTGGTCGTGGATCCGGTCTTGCCCCCCTGAGCGGCAGCAGCAAGATCGTCACCCACCAGCTTGTAAGCCTGGAGGAACGGAATGTTCTGTGGGATCTGACCCAGGACCTTCCGTCGATCCATCTCCTCGGTGATCAGCGCGTACACGCCGCTTTCCCGTTGGGAGTGGATTGCCGACAGAATGTCAGGTGATTTCCACAATTCGTTCTTCGAAACCGGGTCAAATCGCTCTTCGATTTCGACCAACGTCTCCTTGCCCTCGTCGCTCTCAGCGAGCTCATCGAGTGCAGTTTTGAAGTTGGCGTCCTCATCAGAGATGATGTGGGTGCCGGCTTTGAAGGTCGAGTCCTTGGACGTGTCGATCTCGAGCGGATCGATGCCACTGTCCTTGATGAGCTTTTTGATTGCCTCGGGATCACGCTTGTCCAGCGCAATCAGGTAATCGAGCTTGCTCTCGTCGATCTGGTTCGACTGGAGCATGAGAAGCGTCTTGCGATGCGGGGCGAGCTCCTGGAGCTTCTTGGTGTAATTCGCGCCCATCTGCATGAGCTGGCGAACTTCACTGGCGTCCTTGAGAGTGATCGTTTTGCCGTTCGCCTTGAACGGCTTCATGATCTCTTCGTAGTCAGCCTTATAGTCCAGATTGGGATCAGGCTCCGAGGTCTGACCAGCTGGCTTCTCTCCCCCCGGAGCTGCCGCGGTCGATCCATCCTGAGCTGCGTCTCCGGCCGGCTTTTCACCGGCAGGAGCCTGATCTCCATCCCCCGTCGCAGACTGACCGGTATCGGTGCCTTCGGCTGAACCAGTGGTTACACCAGCATCAGCGTCAGCGCCGTCACCAGCGTCGCCCGCGCCAGTATCATGAGACGATGTCTCAACGCCAGAAGTTTCACCATTCGTGGAACCTTCCCCGGCGTCACCGGTTGCAGCGCCTTCAACAGCACCAGTCCCCCCGGTGCTGTCCGAGGAGCCTTCCGTGCCCGTAGCCGCCAATGCAGCAGCCCGATCTTCTTCAGTCAGTGGAGCAATCCCAGCTTCCGCCGGGCTGCTCATCGACATGATTTCGTCGTCGGAAAGCGACGTCAGATCACGGCCGCTCATGCCTGATCACCGTCAACTTCGTCCCCGCGGTTCCGAGCCGCTGCATCCTCGACCTCTTCGCCGCGGGCCTCTTCCAGTGCTTCTTCGAGCTCGGGAAGCGAATTCTCGGCGTTAGCTGCCATCTGGAAAGCGGCCGTGAGGTAGCGCTTCAGATGACCCGCCGACTGAGCCATATCCAGAGCTGATGCCTGCTGATCCTTCGTGAGCGAAGGGTCGGCCGACTGGTGCGTGAAACGCGCGCAGTCTTCCTTGCAGTAACCCTCAAGGATGATCTCCTTGAAGTCGCGGTTGTTGAGCAAACGCGCGATACGATCGCGGCGCTGAATGGTGGCCTTGGCATCCTGGAGCTGCTGCTCCAGACCTTGGACGGCACTCGTGTTCATCTAAGCCCTCACTACATCTGGGTTACAGGAGGGCTAGTCATACCCCCCATGTCGGATAAATCCGGTGTTTCCTGAAAACTGTCAACAGTTTCTGGCAGCACAGGTGGAGAAACCGGCGGGACTGTACGACCTGAGTTGTTAGTCAGTTCGTTGAAACCCACCGCAGCCTCAATGTCTGGCTTACCTTCGCCCTCCTTCTTCGGAGTTAGCAGAGCCTTGGTGACGGACAGTTCCTTGTTGCCCTGAGCCTGGCCCTGCTGCTTCTCGATCTCCCGATCGTGCGTGACGCCGGTCGCATTGGCAGCAGTCTCGACCTCGACCTTGCGGGTCTCAGCGTCGACCTTGTCAGCTTCCTCGTCGAGCTTGCGGGCACGAGCCTGGATTTCAGCGATCTCTGCCTCGAGCTTGGCGATCTCCAGCTCGACCTTCTTCTGCTGAAGAGGGTCCGGCTGCGGCTGGTAATTGCGCAGCTTGTTTTCGAGCTCAGGCATCCGCTTCAGGCGCGCGATCTCGGCGAGGATGATGATCCGCAGCGTCGGATCCATGTCGTTGCCGAGCGTCTGGAGCATGAAGCTCAGGTTCTCGGCCTGGGCGTTGTCGACTTCGGCCGTGCTGATGTCGACAATCAGGTCGAACTCACCGGCCAGGTCTTCGCGCTTGATTGTCTCGAAGGACTCTTCGCCCTTCTCGTTGGTGATGCGGATCTTCTCTTCGTCGCTCAGGAACGCCTGGTTCATGGCGATGATCTTGCGGCCGATCTCGCTCATGCCCTGAGCCAGTCGACGCAGGATCGCCATCTCGCGCTTGCTGGCTGCATCGAGCATTCCACGAATGCCGGCAGCCACTTCACCATAGGCTTCGCCGGACATGCCGCCGCCGAAGCTCTTCACACCGGTGAGGGCTTCA